TCGCTGTCCAACGGATAGCCGCCTCTGGCTGCCCTTGCTCCCGGCCCTCTGACTTTGGCCTCGTTCCTGAACCATGCGCCCTTTTTGAACTTATAAAAATAATCGCTCTGCTTGTTGACCGGGACGTTAGGAAATACCCTGTCAGCAATGTAATTCAGGTTCCGGTGCATGATTGCTATGTTTGAAAGTGCGGCATCTTTGTGCGCACTTTTTGGTGTCGGTAGCATATTTTATGCCCTCCTTTTTATTTTTTTAAACATTGTTTGCTTATGCCGGAACGCTCATCTCATGGAGACAAATTAGAACTGCCCCGATGTCGTCCTCTGCCCCTGATGCACCCACACAAAGACCACGAACGATATCGCCCTCCGTGTCTGCCGCATCTCCCTTGCCGTTGTCGGATGCCCCGACATATTCTGCCTTGACCAACACCTTAACGGCAACGGCTGCGTTCATCACAAGTTTTGAGATTCCGTCAATCTGAACAACTGCGATTTCGCCTAATACAGGCGCATTTTGCAGGATGCCGACTGAAACCTCCGTACCGTCGTCATGCATCATAACGGTGTTGTCGTCTGACTGCATCACAAATTTATACTGCATTGCAGAAAGGTCCTCACCTGCAATAAACGATATTGTATTCCCACCATATGCTATCATCTTAAATCCTCCTTTTAATTATTTAATTTTTACGAACGGTTTATTACTCAGGCACGCCAAATGTGGCGCTGTATTCCTGCGCTAATTTAGGATCGGCCTCCAATGCTAACTGTGTGGCCTCCTCAATGGAAATCTGTTTTTCCTCCATGATCTCCTTTGATCTCTTGGCAAGCCTCACATCCGGAGGACTTGTGTCCTTTTTTGTTATCGTCTGAGTCAAATCCTCCTCCTGCCCGGCACTTGCTGATGCAGAAGCCTCTAAGTCCTCTAAAGCAGTCGCCTTGACCGCCTTTTCAGCCTCAAACAATTGCTTCCAGACCTCATGCGAAGGCGTCCCCTCCTCAACGCATGTCGTGATAATCTTTAAATCGCCCTCGGAATTAAGGATCTCAACGACCCTGACCCTCTCCTGTGCGATCCCTTCCTCTCTGCCCTTTTTCTCGGCTGCAAGCTCAATTTCTGCAAGCAAATCCGGATAATCGGACATGAGTAGTTCTTTCGTAATTTCCATTGGTTCCTCCTTTGTAGTTTTTTTCTCGGTGCTGCCAAAATTAATCATATTGGAATTTTCCGAGGTCAATGCTTTATCTGTCGGCAACATCGGCAACAAATGAACATCATTCCTCTTGTCTGACATTGTAATAGCTGCCGTGTTGTCGTCGGCACCTAATGACACGAAAGACACTTCACCGACTTTTGATTTCCTCCATATTTCCATCGGCCCTGTGACTTCCTTACCATTGACCTTTGCCTTTGTTTTTTCGTCTTTTAAAACCTCAACCTCTTCAGCCCACACGCCGACTGATGCCTGCCACGGATAACCTTCTTTCGCCAATGCAAGGACTTCCTTTGCATCGTCTGTGCTTTCAGAGAATTCCCCGGATATATAAAAATGCTTTTCTTTCCATGCATCCCCGAAACCCACGACCCGGTCCCTCATGTGCTCCCTGAGAACAGGTATCTTTTCCTTAGTTTCGATTCCCTTAATATCAAGAACGATCTGCCTCCACCATGAATCGATAATGGCCCCGGTATAGGCCGTGATAAAAAACTCCGGTTTTGCCTTGCCCTTTTTTTCCAACAGTTCGGGAGCTATGTTGAGGTTCATTCCCGGCCTGCTGCTTAAACTCAAGCCTGACAGGCTCATTTTTTCCTCATCCCAAATTATATTACATTTCGCATATGCTTTCTTTGCTGTGCTGCCCTGCTCGACCTCATATGCTGTGCATCGTTTCAGGTAGTCCTGTTTGCTCTCATTTTTCTTTGGTTTCGGCATCTTCCTCATCCTCCTTTTCCTCAGCCTCCGGCTTTGAATCCTTGCTTGAACTGGCTATTATAACCCCAAGCTCAGCCGCCTTGTCCTGCTCTCTCTTTATTTGTTCAAGGACTTCCTCCCAGTCCCTGCCCTGTCCCCCCACTTCCTCTGCAAGAGTTGATAGCCCGTAATCGATCGCCTTTCTGCTTGCCTCAACCTCCTTAACGGGATCGACCCAACCCCAACCGCCGCCGATCCACTCTGCCCGGCAATATTCGTTTTTATATTTATAAAACTCAGGCATGTCTAACATGCCCCGTAAAAATCCCTCCTCCATAACCAACTCATAAACAGGCTGATTGAATTTTGCCCCAAACCATGTGCGCCATGTCTGAAACATTTTCCTTGCTTCCAGTAAGGCTGCCCTTGCGCTCGAGTAGTTTGTCTTGCTGAAATCCTTGACCAAAATCTCATAGGGCAGGCCAAGTGATATGCCTATCTGCCGCAATATTGTTTCAATAAATCCCTGAAATCCTCCTCCCGGCCTTTTCGGATCTACAACTGAAACAGCCTCGCCCGGTTCAAGGTATCCGACAAGCCCCGGTTCAAGTTCCTGATAACGTGATTTTCCATCGTCACTTTGAGTCGTTATGTTGTATGCGCTTTTATAAGACTCCTCCTTTGTGACAAACACAGCCAAACATGCCGCGACCCTTGCTGCCATAACCTCGGCCTCAATGTAATCTGATAATTCCTTGAAATAATTTATAACAGGAGCAAAATATGGGTAGCCCCTCTGCTGCCCCGGCCTCTTTGTCGGAAATATATGCAATATTTGCGGCCTGCCCTTGCTGTCAAATGCCGGATAGGGGTTTGTCTTTGTGGAATTTGCCTTGCGGATATGGTATCTTTTCGGCTCTCCCCTCTTGCCGAACTCAATTCCTGTTGCACTATTGACCGACATGAGCCGGTGCGCCTCTATTAATTCAATACATCTTTTTATCGGCCTCCATTGCTCACTTGCCATGACAGGCAAAGCCAATATTTCACCGTCCTCAACGATCTTGCGCAACGCGACAAACTGTATTTCGTCCCATGTCAAGCGGTTGCCTGAGTCTGCCGTTTTCTGCCATGTCTGCCAGAAACCCTCTGCCTGTTTCCGCAACTCCTTTGCCCTGTCCTCTGTGACCCCAAGGCTTGCTGCGCTCATGCTGGACTGAAGCCGCAAACCCCTGCCGACAATATTCTGCGACATGGTTTCCGTCGCCCCTGATGCAACCGGATCGTTTCTGTTTAAGTCTCTTGATCTGTCCCTTAATGTTTCCAGTTCCCATGTGTCAGGGGTTGCCGTGTCCATTCCTAACAGCCAATTGGCATTAGTCCTGTCCATCTCCGCACCCTTGAACTGCCTCGACATCGCCTGCCATATTCTGGATTCCATCCTGCGCTTGCCCATGCCCGGTGCGACATAAGAAATGGCCCTGTCAATCCAATTGAGCTTTAAATCCATTCCCTGATATAATGGTTTCCGCTCCATCACGACACCGCCTTAAATTTTGCCTTGACCCAAATACCGCCGGTGGCCGCATCGATCTGCTCGATCTGTTTCAATACGGACGCCTCTTCTTTTAAAAGTGAATCCAATGTCGGGCGGGAAAGGGTGTTGCCGGCTGCTGTGCCGTAAGAAATGGCCGTGCGCGCCTTGTCGATTGCCGCACGGATCGCGATAAGCCTTGTAACCAAAGTTGCTCTGGAATCATATGCCATAAAAAGAAAACCCCTATGCATAGTGGTTGCTTGTTTTGCAATCACCATATCATGGGGTTTTTTATAAAATCGTTATCCGACGAAAAAAGGGCTTAAAAAGATGAAAAAAGGGGTTAAAAAGATGTTGACAAGGGTTTTTGAGGTTCACGGTTCACGGTTCACGGTTGAAGGATTTAACCTTTTAACCTTGAACCCTGAACCTATGAACCTTCCTTAATGTACTTAGGTGTATTTTTCAAATATTTATTCCGCTGATACGCCATCCAGTTATACAAATCCACATTCAGCGCCCGCCAGGTCCTCTCCCCGTTCCGCTTCCACGCCGGCAGCGCCTCATGCTCGATCAAATACAAAATCTGCTTCGGATCTTCCTTCACAAACCCACAGATCTGCTCCGCCCCTTTCAGGCACTCGATTTTAGTCGGGGTGTTTTTCATTCTTGCAAAAGAAGTTTCCTTGTTGTTTTAAAATGCTCGCAACTTTGACACTTTTCCATATTTGATGCATCGCCAGAAAAAGAGAGGCACTCCGCCCTTGTAATTGCTTTCCCTTGATCAGGACAAACCACCATTTCCATTTCAATATCACCCGGAAGCTGCAAGTACTCCCCTTTGCTTAATAAGTTTAAAGCATGTAATCTTTTTTCGACTAAATGCGGACTATTACAGGCAATATACGCATTCAAAACAAGGCTGGCTCTTTTGTGAGTCTCTTTGTAAACTTTAAGTTTAATTTCAACCTGCTCCGTTGTAATTTTACCATTATCAAGCAGCCTGACCATCCGCCTTAACTCTTTAATCTCTTGCGCTATTAATCCCATCTTTCAACCCCCTTTCTAATCTTTTAAATGTTAAAAGTTCTCTTTTAAATTCAATCATTTCAATCGTCACATCTGCCACAGAAATATTATATTGTTTTCCCAATAACTGCTTAATATATGCTTCGGGCATTTTCTCTACTCTTTTAGCACTATATTCAGCGTTATATTTAACTGTTTTCTCTTTATTGGCCTGGCGATATTTAGCGTTATATTCAACTATTTTCTCTTTATTGGCCATACGATATTCAGTTTTTCGTTCAGCTATTTTTTCTTTATTGGTCAGGCGATATTCAGCTATTTTCTCTTTATTGGCCTGGCGATATTCAGCGTCATATTCAGCTTTTTTCTCTTTATTGGCCTGGCGATATTTAGCGTTATGTTCAACTATTTTCTCTTTATTGGCCATACGATATTCAGCGTCATATTCAGCTTTTTTCTCTTTATTGGCCTTGCGATATTTAGCTTGATATTCAGCCCTTTTCTTTTTCTTTATTTTTTTCATTCACCATTCGATGTTGGACGTTCGATGTTTTTACCCCGTGAAACCTTTCTTTTTCTGTTTCACTGGGGCGATGTTCATCTATCTTTCAGCCACCCCGGCCTTTCATAATTTCTGATCCACCCTTCACGGCCAATGCCCTTGCTCCGCACCTTGCGTCCAGCCTCTGAACCCTGAACCTTGAACCCTGAACCCTCCCCTTTGGGCCAGAACTTCACCCCCAGGACATCGTGGGCGCAAAGGTTATACACGGAAACGTCCCAGGCGTGGTTGGCCCTGGACGCCATGAGCTGCCACAGGCCCTTTTCGTCGATATATTCGGCGGTCATCTGGCGGGCCCAGTCCTCGGTTGTTTCGCTGTGATAATGCCAGGCGCCGGGATCCGCCGCCGGGACTTCTAAAATATTGGACAGATCATTTTTGTAATAATTCGTGTTGACGCGAACGAGCTTGAGCCCGCCGGGAATTGGTTTGTTCTGGCTTTTTCCGGGATAATATTCCAGATTAGTGTAGGCAAAGGGCTGGTTCATCCTCTGTTCGCCCTTGATGGGCAGGATCTTCCCCCTGTGGATCCGGCAGAAATCGTACACCTCGGACGTCCGATGGCCCATGGCATCATGGAGAACCAGGCGGACAATGTAAGGATTGCCATCGCCGTCCTCGTACCGATCCTGCCATAATACCTGGACCAGGGCGTCAAATTCGGTGACAAACCCCTCCCTGATACACCAGGACTCTTTTTCCATGCCGTAGCCCCAGGCTCGGATCTCGTAATAAAACCCGTCGTCCTGGGTATCCACCGCAGCCGTCAGACACGCCACGATCCCGCCGCCCGGCACCACGCCCCTGGGCCGGTCGTCCCGCAGCGCCAGGATCTGATCTTCCTGCCGCTCTATTTCATACACCTTCCAGGGCTCCGCGCAGTCGGAGTTCATAAAATCCTTAAGCGCAGTCTTATCTTTAAGCCCCTTCATAAAACGGCCGGCAACCTCGGAGAGCGTAACAAAATGAGACAGCCACGCCGGCAGGTGAAACCCGATCTTCAGAGGCCTGTGGGCCTGCAAATATTCCATCAACTCCAGCCCATCCTTCCCTTCATCATTCATCATTCGATATTCATCATTCGATATTCGCCCTTTACCCTTCTCCCTACCCCTCCATTCTCCATTCCTCACCGCCTCGTCCCTGGCCCCCTCGTCCCACCTTGAGCCACATGAATCGCACTCGTACCAGGCAAGTTTTTTAGCGATGACCTTCTCCGGATCCCGCTCGTCCTCGGGAAACTTGAAATGATCCTCGTCGAACACCATGACCTGCATCCCGCCGCAGGCCGGACACTCGACCCAGTAGTCGAAAATAACGGACGCTTCTGTATTGAGCGCCGTCCAGATCGGGCCTTCTTCGGTGGTGGGTGTCGAGATTTTCCAGATCTTGCGCATGGAAGAAAAGGTGCGGGTCCGCTTTTCCCCCAGGGCCATGGGCGCGGCCTCTTTTTTGCCGGCGGTCTCCGGGTATTTGTCCACCTCGTCGAAAACCACATAGGGCAAGGGTTTGTTGGCCAGGCGGGCCGCTGACCTGGCCCAGCCGGTATAAATCTCCATGTGAATAAGGTTTATCCGGTCAAAAGAGACATCGTCATCCGTGCCGGTGAGATATTCGCTCAGTTTCGGGCTGGTCTGGATCATTTCCGCGATCCGGTCCTTTGAGTTTGTCCGGGCGGTGTTCTCGTCAGGGTATATATAGAGCACCGACCCGGGCCTCCGATCCATGCAGTAACCGATACAGTTATTCACCACTTCGGTTTTCCCCACCTGGGTCGCAGCGCAAACAATGACGGTCTCGACCGATTCAAAAAAGCTCGCATCCATAATCCCGGCTAAATAGGGCGAGTTGCTGTTCCGCCACGGCCCCCGTATGGACGACCGCGTAACCACCCGATGCCGTTCCGCCCACACACTGCACCGCATGGGCTTTTTCTTCCGGAATATTTTCTTTTCCCCGGCCTTTAATTTCAGGGTGTAGTTGGACTTGTACTTGTCCATGTCCGGAAGGACGGCAGGTATCCATTTATGTTCGATCGTTATGGGCTGCTCAAATAATTGCATAAGGTTGTATAAGGTTTTTTTAATTTTCGCCACAAAGACACAAAGGCACGAAGCGTTTTTTTATAAAAATTTCCTTGGTGTCTTTGTGTCTTTGTGGCTACTTTTTTATTTGTGTTTATTCGCGTCCATTCGCGGTTAATTTTTTATTTGCACTTCAATCTCGTCCATCCGCGCAAACTCATCAAACAAACTCTCCACCTTGGCCGTCCAGAAATTCACCAGCGCCTGGGTATGCTTTAAATTTCCTTCCACCAATTGTATGGCGTCCCTGGCAAAGTTGCGGAACACATGGCTTATCCCTGCCATAAGCGCCCCGGCCTTAATGGCCTGCTCGGTCTCCACCTGGTTCCGGTCAAGCAGATTGTGCTTTAAAACATCCAACTTGATGGTCATCTCCTCCACCTGGGCCGTCAGTTTTTCCACCTCCCGCTTTTGCTTCTTTCTCATCAGATCGCTGGACTCGATATCATATGCCGCCTGGTCCGGCTTCACCAGCCCGGCCCTGGCCACATACGCCTTGACATCGCTCTCCAACACCGACCCGTCAGACTGCATCCGCAGCATCCCCGCCTTGCAGTCCTGATAAAACTTGGACTTCCCGACCTTATAACCCAGCCGCTTCAAATACCCATGCGCCTCCAGCCGATTATCAAAACCCGGCTCTTTATCCCCGGCCAAATAATCCGCCAACATCCGCGACGCCTTATCAAACGCATCCAGATTCGCCTTTGACGGATCCTTTTCCACATTCTTTTTAGCCGTCTCCTTGGCCGTCTTTAATATTCCAAGATCAGTGTCAGTCATCATTATTAAACAAGCTCATCTGTGGATCTAACCGGCAGGCTTTTTTTATATTAGCCATGCTCATTCGATAATAGGATTCCTTCAATTCAAACGCCACACACCGCCGGCCCTGTTCCACGCATACATAAGGCACGGTTCCGATGCCGCAAAATGGTTCCAAAACAATATCTCCGGGGTTTGTGTATATCTTAATACACCGGCGCACCGGCTCCAACTGAAGCGGGCACACGTGCTTTTCTTCTTGACTTTCTTTTGCGCACCGCCAGCCTTCGAGGGTATCGATTTCCAGAATGTCGCTCCAACACCCGTTGGCCCACCTGATCCAGTCTTCGGTGGTAAACCATCCGTCCGGATTGATTTCTTCATCATAAATCCCGCGCACCGGAATGCCGCCTCCTGGCTTTTTGAAAAACAATATATAATCATTCATGGCCGGCGCTAATCTCCTGGAATCTTTCTTCCCGGTAATAAACATCAGGGAATGAAGTTTAAGCCTGGTAGCTACGGCTTGAGGATTTTTTGGTATGGCTACTTCCCCGTGGGCCTGAAAACCGTGATTTTTAAACATGGTTATGACCGCGCCCCGGAAATCCCGCATACCCATGTGCCCGTGCTGAACCTTATACATGAGAAGCTGCTGGATATGGATGCACGCCACGGAGCCGGGCTTTAACACGCGATAAAACTGCTCGATTCCAAACCTGAGATGAACCGCAAACTGGCCCTCGTGCAATTCAATACCATCCTGGTTGTTGCCCATATCCTCGGTTTTGTGGGAATACGAGAACAGGGCGCCGAACGGGATGGAAGTAATCAAGCAATCACAACTCTCATCCGGGCAGTGTTCGACCATACCCGGGACACAATCCCCGAAGTGAATATTAATTTTTGAAGATTCCATTTAAAACCCCTTTGATCGCCTTTAGATAGTTTCGTTCCTGAATATTGGTGTCATAAATAAATTGATCCTGTTTTCTCATCACATTATCCCAGACAATACCCTCCAACTCAGGAATATAAGGGATATATATTTTAACGGATTCGGTCTGGCCGTACCGGTATGCACGGCGCACGGCCTGATAAAACTGCTCGAACGAATCATTAAATCCCGAAAAGATCATGGCCCCGCAGTTTTGAAAATTTAAACCAAACCCCAACAAAGACGCCTTGGAAATCAACACATCGATTTTACCTTTTCTAAAATCTTCAACAATGGCGGGTCGCTTGGCTTTTGGTGTTTTGCCGGACAGTGTGGCATATGTGAAGCCCCATGAATGCACATCCAAGATCTCGGAAATAATATCACTTTCCTCATCAAACACCGTCCACACCAATATCTGCGAGCCGTCATCCAAATCTTTCAAAATCAAATCCACCACAAAACCGGGCTTTAAACTGGGATATCGCACGGCTTTGCGTTTTTCGCCGGCATACATAAATCCTTTTGCAAGCTGGGAATATTTAGAGCGTTCGGAAATTCCCAACTTCACGGTATCGCCCTTGCCAAACAAAGACAGCTGGCCCGCGGCATCCGGCATTTTTCTAATCAAATCCCGCTGTTCTTCCGTGGGATGGATTTTATATTCTTTGATCGTGGGCTTAGGCAGGTTTTTTAAATTATCTTCAAATCCGTAATTTTTCGGGTTTTTTAAATACACACTCCATCCGGACATAAACCGGTAAAACGCGTCTTTAGCATGGTCCTTCACCTTCCAATTACCCTGTTTATCCCGGATAAAAAACGTCCATAAGATTTCCCCCTCGGATCGCAATTTTTCAAGAAAACTGCCCTGGCTGGCATATTCCATAGTATCATTCGGCGCCGGGGTTGCCGTGGTGGACAGTTTATATTCCAACCCTCTACAGGATTTAATCAACGCCCACTTAATGGTTCCGCCGCCGGTTTTTAAAATTGACGATTCATCCAACCACACGCCCGCGAGATGCTGTATCTCGGATATAATTTCCGGCTCATTGTTTCGCGGGATAAATTTAGCAGGATTGGTAATCGCAAATTGCGATTTAACCCCAACACCTGTGGCCCAAGCTTTTAATTCCTCCCGATTTTCTAATATTTTTATTTTATATTCATCACCATAAAACCGGGCCGCCTCGTCAATGGTTTGTGGAATAATATTGAGCGGTGCGATCATTAAAAACCGCCCTCCGGTTCGATGCGCCACCTGGCGGGCGAACTCCAACCCTATAGCGGTTTTCCCCAGACCCGTATCCGCCCATACCGCATATCGTTTGGCTGCCAGGGCGGTCTCTAAGATAAATTTCTGATAATCGAATAGATAATTAGATAATGCAAGCCAGCCGCGATCCACCACAACATCATCCAAACCAAAAATATGAGCAAACCGCGCCGGAGCTTTTAATTGATAAGAATCGGTTTTCCAATCATATGTTAAATTATATTCTGGGAGATTTTTAGACTGGAGAAACACCCCATAGGATTTTAAACCCCAAGAATTAAAACATATATCGATTGTATTAGTGTTATTATTAATAGATATCATATTTTCACCCGATTTTTCTAAATAAAATATTTTGATATTTCCTATCTGCTTCCGATTGATGTATTAATAACGCCGGCGCGGGTAAAATCGTCTCCTTATCACAAACAAAATACCAATCTTTTGTTATTCTTTTTATACGTAACCACCATCTACCCTGCGCATAAAGACGTTCACCAAAACACAATCCATCTAAATCAAAAACCATTTATTCACCTCTTATAGTTAATATTTTCCCCGGTAATCTTATCCGCCGGATGCGCGGAAATATAATGGAAAACATCGGCATTTAAAAACACCAGCGCAGAAATCCGCTTATAAACATTCCAGTTCTGCTGCTGCCACTTCATCGACGCGGCTATAAACGTGCGCTCCGGAGTGTTGTGGATAACCACGGGATGTTCCCGCAACAACCCGGCAAGCTCTTCAAGCGCCAAATTACCAATCTTCCCACCTTCTTTCCTCCCCACTTTCTTTTTTTCCTGTGCCACTGGTTTCACGTCGCCCACTTTTTTATTTCTATCCAAAAGCGATTGTCCGACCCGCCACCCTTCAGGAAGTCCGGCGCTGATCCACGCCCGGATATCGATTCCGGCCTGAAATGCTTCCCCCGGATCCCCGCCGTCAGGCACCGGCCAGGTCTTTGCCTGCTGAAATTCCCGTTTCCACCAAGCCATAGCTTTTACGCCGGCTGCATCATAATCCTGGGCCAGCAGAATAACCGCCGAATTCCGCAGATTTTCCATTAATTTTTTATCCGGTTTGGCCAACGACGACCCCAAAGCGATCACCGAGCTCAAATCTCCGGACTGCGCGTGGCACATTATCGCGTCAAGTTCCGATTCAACCACCAAAAACGCCCGATTATCATCACCCAAAACCATCATATCCATATTCGAACCCGGTAAAACATAATACCTCGGCTCACCATCGAGGCGACGGATCCGGATCCGGCTCACCTTATCATTCGATGTTCGATGTTGGACGTTCGATGTTCGATGTTCATCCTTTAAAAACGGTATCACCAACCCTCTCGAGACCCAGAGTTTTTTCTTAACCATCTTCCCGTTTTTATTTTCCTTCATCACAGTTGGCAGCCCCCAACTCTCCCGGGGCCGCCAAATATCCCGCCCGTCCTTATTTTTTTCCACCCATCCCGGATTCCACCCCAGCCGAAATTTCTCCACCGCATCCCGATCGATCCCCCGGTCCGCCAACCAGGCCAACTGCTCCTCATTCTCTAACAACTTCCCGTGCGCCCACTCCACCAGGGCGCCCGCCTTTTCAACCCACAAATCCGCCGGCAATTCCGACGTTTTTTTCTTTTCATTCATCATTCGATGTTGAATATTCGATGTTCGATATTCATCCCTTCCTTTCCCCGGCGGCCTGGGCGTCCTGTAATCCTCATTTTTCATCTCAATATCCAGCGCCCTACAGGCCTCCAGATAAGATTTGCCGTCAAATTCCATCAAAAACGTAACCCGATCTCCGGCCTTACCACACCCCCGACACCAGAATGATCCTGTCCCGGAATTCTGCTCAGGCCATATCCGGAACCGATCGTCTCCACCACACCCCGGACACGGAGAACACCACTCCCCCCCATGGGTGGACCCCGCTTTTTTTAAATCGATCCCTTTCGCTCTCACTAATTCCAACACATTCACATTAAAAGCCCTTTTTTCGGCACGATAATATTCCCACCATCCACAATATTATGATCGTTAAGCCGGTTTTCCTTAGCCTGTTGGATGAACCATTTCACAACCGCGTTTTTACCCTCATCCATGGTCTTTAATGCCATATCCAGATTTTTCGGAAATCCCTGCACATTAATAGCGCCGTTATTCATCACATTAATCCGGATCTGAAACAGCGGCACAGGCAACGGCGGCGTATTAGATTTTTTTTTATTACTTTTTTTACCCATTTTTCTCCTTTCAATGGTCCAACTTCTTTTTTTATTATTATATTATATACTTACATCATCCTATTTCTTATATTTGGACTATAGAGGGGTTAATGGGTATAAAAAATAAAAAACAGTTTCTATATATCGTTTTTTGACTTTAGGTACATTAGCCCCCTGATAGTCCGAAACAGGGAACACAGTATGGTATAACATACCAATAAAACTATTATATTTACCTCTGGACGATTAAAAACCATTATTCTTCATCCCAGTCGGCCAATAAACCGATGCCAAAATACCGATATGTGCCTGATTTGCTTCGTTTAAATTTTTTAACCATCATACCGCCAAACTTTTTCTGGCTCAATATCTTCCTGGAAACGTTAATTTCCCACCATTTCCGGAAGCGATCATAGAGCTCGGCTGCCGTGGTGGTTACATCCTGTCCCTCATAACAGCAATCTTTTAAAAAATGACCAAGCAGATCTTCGTTTCGCCGGTATTCTTTCGTGGCATCGATAACAACCGCCGGCGGTTCCAGCCCGATCCGCTGCCACTCCAGGCATCCGCGAACCAGCCAGGCCAGGATCCCGGGTCCCTCGTTTAATAATTTCTGTTTTAAATATTTATCCGCCGGCCGCTCGTTTTCTTTCTCCGGTTCCCTCAACACAAACGACAATTCAAACGGCACCAGGTGGACCCGCTCCCAGAACGCGAAATCATCATCCGCCACGTCGGGTTTGGAATTGGTCATTAATAATAATGTGTGTGTGGGATCAAATTCAATTTCATGTTTATCATGAGGATGCCTGCCTTTTAGGGTATCGCCGCCGGTGAGCCATTTAACCCGGGAAGTGGAAAACCGCCGGCCCTGGTCGGTCTCTGACGCAAACGCGATACGAAGGCCGCGCAGAGCCATAATGTCCGGTGACGGACCCGCCGAATTTTTAACCCGGCCCTGGTCTAAAAGCATCTCGGATTGTATAGGAGCCATATAATTTCCCAGGATTGATGAGACAGTCTCAATCACTGTGCCCTTGCCGTTCCAACCCTGGCCCCAAAAGATCGGTAAAAAATGCTCGATGGTTAATCCGGTGAGCCCATAACCAAATAAACGGCCAATATAATCCACAAGGGGCGGATGCTCCTGAAATAATGGCGATGATTTTTCCGAAGGAAATGTTTTTGTTGCCAGGGTCTGTTTTAAAAACAGCTCCCAGGTGGGTGCCGGCGTATCTATCCCGGAATAATCAAACGGGCTGGCCTTTGAAATTAGATCATCAGGACGCCCGGGGCGAAGCTCCCCGGTCCGTAAATCGATGACCCCGTTGTTACAAGCCAGCAGCCATGGATTTGTGTCCAACTCATCACCTTTAATAGCAATCTGATTTGATATATTAGTATGGGCAAACTTTAAAGTATTAGCCCGGCCCCGCTCTGATCGCAGCCGCCCCACACGCTTATAAATACTTTTTTGTGTATCCTGGAGGGTATTTAAAAGCTCTTTATCTTTATTTTTAATGGCCGTGCCGATTTTCCCCACTATCCGCGTCGACTCGGATAGATATTCCTGGGCCACCTCTTCAACCGAAGCCTTGGATTTTGCCATTATATCCCGCTCCCAGTGGTGACCCTCCCAGGACAACCATTCCTCCCAGGATTTCACATACAAAAACCTGTCCTTAAACAGCGCCGCCGCTAACATCCCGTCACCCAGTTCATTGGCATATAAGCAATCCTGCACAAACCGCGAAGTGATTTCCGGTCTCCCGGGTTCTTTCTGCTCATCCAGTTTCCGATCCAGCTCTTTTTTCCGAGCTTCCACCTTCTCCAGCATCGAATCCCGATCACCGCCACCGGCCTGATCTTTTTGACCCTCACCGCTCCCGGCGCCATGGCCATCTTCAACGCCCCCGACACCCGGGCCTTTTTTGTCCTCGCCATTCCCGGAATTATTATTTTGATCATCACTCATAAATTTATAGTTGGAAGCGGGGCCGGGAATTGAACCCGAAAGACCGGGGATATGAGCCCCGACTGGTTACC